TACATTGGGTAAGTCAGCATATTTAGATGGGAATACTATTGGGTATTACCACTCTGCAAAAGAGATCAACCCAGTTTTATTCCAGACGTTCAATGATCTTTATCAAGAAGTGTCTGGCAAGTTATCTAAACATTTTGGTGAGTGGGTGACTATGAATCCAAAGTTAGCACTTCCTGGCTTTCATATTTTCCCATCTGATAAAAAATTATTAACTGTCTCAGGGAATTGGCATTTAGATGCTCCACATACAACGCTTGGAATAGGGGAGGAGGATGCTTATGCCTTTACGGTAGCTATTGAGTTGCCAACTGGTGGCGGTGGTATAGATATAAAAATTGGCGGTGAGTCTAATGAATATATTGAGTACAAGGTTGGTGAGTTGTTTATACATAACGGCATGACTCCACATCGGATTGCATCTTATAGGGAGTATAAGCCTGATGAATTTAGAATTACTTTGCAGGGCCATATCGTTAGGGACGGTACGGATCTAATAATGTTTTGGTGAAAGGGAAACTTTATGAAAATAGGAATGGTTAAAACAAGAGTGTTGGTAAAAGAAGAGGCCGTTAAAGATAAAAGTGATGGTGGAATTTATTTGCCAAAGGAAGAGCAGGTTAAAGATGATTATGAGATATGCAGTTTTTCAGGCATAGGCCATGTGGTTGCCAGGGCTAAGAAAGTACAAGCGGTTGAAGTTGGAGACAAGATTTATTTCGGGCAGAACGTAGGGGAGAAAATGGAGTTCGAGGGCGAAAAGTATTTGATGATGAATGAGTCTGATATTTTAGCAGTATTGGGAGGTGAATAATTTGAGTTGGATACTTGTCATATTTATGAGTCAGGCTTTAAATTGCACTCCAATAGATTACAAGACGCAGATAGGCCCATTTGATAATGCAGAATCTTGCAGAAATGCCCAGAAAATTATTGGTGAAGATGTTAAGAACGCTAATTTCTATTGTTTAGAAGTGGAGAAAACAAATGGACTCTAAAGTTGATGTGACCTTATCAATAGATCATTTACCGAAAAATAGCCTATGGCGTAAGACGATAGAAAAGGCGGTGGCTGAGAACCTTACCCCTATTGAGTTTGCTTATGAGCTATCGGTACAACGTGGCTCTGAATATATGTATATACCCTCAAAAAACTATTATCATTCCAAATAAAAACCCCCAAAAAGTAGGATTCCTACCTCCAAAAGTAGGATTCCTACCTCAAGACAACTACTGTCTGGCACTTATCCAGTAGTCCTCATACCTCTGACACCATGTCTTCTCACCATGACTGCTCACAGTGATCGAGTGCATCTAATCTTGATAAAATTAGATATGGACACTAGTAAACGTGAACAATTATCTAAGAATTTTTTCCGAGATGAATTTGCCTGTAAATGCGGATGTGGATCGGATCGCATTGACCCTGATCTAATCAGCAAATTACAAAAGTTACGGGATGTCTATGCAAAGCCTATGTCTATCACTAGCGGGGTTCGGTGTTCAAAGCATAACGCTGAGACTCCAGGGGCTTCTACATTCTCTGCCCATATTTTCGGTTTAGCTTGCGATTTCGTTTGTACAGACTCAGCTGAGAGATGGGAGTTGATTAACATGGCAATGAAGATATTTTCAAGAGTTGGCCTCTACGATGGGTGGATTCACGTTGATATTGATGCCGTCAAAAAACAGCAAGTCTTATGGTGCTGATATGTGGTTACTAATAATTATCACGTTACAGCTTACCCCTCCAATTCACGTTATTAACGCAGATATGGCTGAGACATTTGCTAATGAGGAAAAATGCCTCAATAGGGCTAAAAATATTATGGATCAGGCGTATGCAGAAGGTAAGCCAGTTCCGCCTCAAATCAATTTAGGTTGTGTGCCTTTGAATGGGAGAGATGTCTGATGAAAATGTGTCCTAAAGTTTTTTATTTAGTTTGTGGGATGGCAGTTTGCGTAGGTTGGATTATTGGCGCATGGGTGTGTAATTAATGTTTGATTTTACAGGGATGGTATCAGGTGTCACTAGCCTGGTGGGTAAGTTTGTTGAGGATAAAGATAAAAAGAACGAACTTGAGAACGCTATCAAGTCTCAATTGCTTGAGCATGAGGTGAAGTTTGTTTCTTATCAGAAGGATATTATTGTCGCAGAGGCAAAGAGCAGTAGTTGGTTGGCAGCTAATTGGCGGCCTGTAACGATGCTTTGCTTTGTTGCGATCATTGCTAATAATTATATTTTATTTCCTTACATTCAATTGTTTGGTGGCAAAGCAACGCCTCTTGAGATTCCCCCGAATATGTGGGAGCTATTAAAGCTAGGCATAGGTGGTTACATCATGGGCCGATCAGTTGAAAAAGGAATAGAGAAATGGAAAGGGAAAGCACAATAAATGGTCACTAGAGCGGAGCAAATCAATTCAGCGTATTCAAAGGCAAAGGGAAAGAGTCCACAGGCGGTCATTCAAAAGCGAATGAACAAGAAGCTGTCAGCACCAAAAGCAAAACCAAAACCAAAGCCTAAACCAATCACACCTAAAGCTGCCTCTGCCATTAAGAAGAGAGCTAATAAGATGTTTGATAGTTTTTGATGGTGAAGCGAATTGTTGGAGCATTGGTTCTAATGGTTCTCTGTTTGTCGAGTTTTCCCTCCTTCCTTGTTTGGGCAGATGGGGTTCCGTTAGAACCGTCTATTGATTTGATGAGGGGATGGCAACCTGCAAGAGATCGGAACGTGCTTGTTACTTTTGATGATTATGAGTTTAAGCACCACATGGTTTCAACACCTGTCCCTTTTCCGAAGTGTAAGCAGGTACAGATTAAGGGCAGAGAGGTTTGGTTGTTAACACCTGATATTTTTCCAAGTTTATACATGATTGAGTTAGAGGCAAACGCTTATAGAAAACGGGGAGATACAGATTGGGAAGGCATGACAGGTAAAACAAGTGGCTGGATTAAAGATTATCAAGATTATAAAGATTAAGAAGTTAAAAGAGATTATCCATGATGCAAATGATGTTTGTAAGTCAGGTGATATTCCATCCTGGTTAGGCAACTTTGAGAATTACCAATCTGCTGCGGATAAACAACTGAAGGATGAGCGTCAATTTAACTTGGAGAAAATGCTTGAATCAGATTGAGTGGGAAGGTTGGGGAATGGATGTTGTTATTCGCTTGATTGATCCTGAGTCTGAGTTAGCTGAATTTCTATTTCAATGTGATGAATATTTCGATGATTAACAATATTGAGTATGAGATGAGATACGCAGAGATTCAGGGTGACTTGATTGAGTTGACTGATGACCTAGCTGCAAGATTCCCATGTGATACAGAAATGCAATTACTGGATAAGGTAAGTATTTTTTTAAATGAGTATGAAGCGTGAGTGAACTTGGCAAGCGGGAAGTGTATGCGAAATTTCCAGAACCAGATTCTATAACTTGTGATCTCAATATCTTGGATGAACAGGATGCAGAATATTTGGAGCTGATTAATTGGGATGATAGATATTTAAATATATTTGTTGATAGATATTTTAATGAGTGAATTAAACGAAAAACAGAAAACTTTTTGCCGTGAGTACCTTGTTGATCTCAACGCAACACAGGCTTATATAAGGGCTGGTTATAGCGAGAATGGAGCAAGGGTAAGTGCTTCACAACTACTTGCGCATCCTAACGTACAGGCGTTTATACAGAAGGCTTCAAAGGAACGTCAAGAGCGTACAGAGATAAACGGTGATGATCTTTTACAGTTCTGGCATGACCTTACTTATACACCGATGGATGAGATGTATAGCCAGGGGCCAGATGGAACTTTAGTGCCTAAAGCATTTGATGAGATGAGTGATAGAGCAAAGCGTTGTGTGTCTGAAGTTAAGAGTATGTTTACGGCAGATGGTAAAGGCTTCCAATCTATTAAACGATTAGATCAGATTAAATCATCTGAGATGTTGGGCAAGTCCCTGGGATTGTTCAAGGATAAGTTAGAGGTAAGTGGAGGCAAGGAGCCTATCAAGGTATTAAACATTATTGGGGTTAAAGCGGATAAAGATGAGTCCAGCGATAGCAACTGAGGAAGTACCTGTTGAAGTGCCAGAACCGTTTGTTGAGTTGTTCTATCCACATCGGTACAAGGCATATCATGGTGGTAGAGGCTCTGCAAAGTCTCACTCATTTGCCAAGGCATTAATCAGTCAGGCATATAACGCTGACAAGATGCACAAGCCTATTAGGATTTTATGTGCCAGGGAGATACAGAGATCAATCAAGGACTCAGTTAAGTTACTGCTTGACGATCAGATTAAGTTGTTAGGTTTGCATAATCATTTCACAAGTTTGCAGAATGAGATAAGAGGAGAAGGTGGATCAATATTTCTCTTTGCAGGTTTAGGGCAGCTTACAACGGATCAGATAAAGAGTATGGAAGGAATTGATCGTTGCTGGATTGAAGAGGCACAGACAATTTCTCAGCGATCATTAGAGGTGCTGATACCAACTATCAGAACACCTGGTTCAGAGTTGTGGTTTAGCTGGAACCCTAGAAACGCTAACGATCCGGTTGATAAGTTATTCCGAGGTGAAGTAACACCAGAGAACGCAGTTATTAGAAAAGTTAATTATGATTCAAACCAATTTTTCCCTAGTGAGTTAAATGCAGAAAGAAAATTCGACAAAGAACAGAAGCGTGATCGGTATGCTCACATCTGGCTTGGTGAGTATGAGCCAACAGCTATTGGTGCTATTTGGGATCGTCAAACATTTCATCAAAACAGACGTGACGAAGTTCCAGAGATGGGGCGTATCGTTGTGTCAGTTGATCCTGCAATTTCGTCCGAGGCGAAATCTAACGAGCATGGAATTATCGTGTGTGGTTTGGGTTCTGACAGCCGGGGTTATGTTCTTGATGATGTATCTAAACAGGGAACGCCTAGGGAGTGGGCTAATCGGGCTATAGCCGTTTATGATAAATGGGAGGCCGATGCAATCGTCATTGAAATTAATCAAGGTGGTGATATGTGTAGAAATACTTTAGAGAGTATTCGCCCAGGAGTCCCAATAGTGGAAGTGCGGGCATCTAGGGGCAAACACATTCGTGCAGAGCCAATCAGTTCTTTATACAGTTTGGGAAGGATTTCTCATGTAGGAACCTTTCCTGAGTTAGAAGATCAGCTTTGCCAGATGACTTCAGGTGGTTATGAGGGTGATGGATCACCGGACAGAGTAGATGCAATGGTGTGGGGATTTACTCACTTATTTCCAAAGATGGTGCAAAGACCAAGCAAGCCAACTAAACGGCTTGTACCTTACTCAACTGGCGGGTGGATGGGTTAACAAGCGAAAGGGAATTAATGCTCGAACAGTTAAACAAAGCAATCTTAAACACAGATAGAACCATGCTCAAGTTTAAAGCTGAATACGACAGGCTAAAGAATATTAGAGCCGATCTTGAAATGGAACGTAAGAAATTACAGAAAGTGGAGAAATAATATGGGTTTTGACAAAGTTTTACTGGATGCCTTATTGGGACGAAATGGCGGGGCATCTGATCCGCTAGGAATCAATGACCCGTTGGGGATTATGGGCAAGAGTGGGAGTGGTATTGGCACTTCAATTATCGGGAAGTTGTTAGGGATGGAGGAAGATGAGGGTAGTGACGCACCAGCATACGGTCAAAACTACGGTGGTATCACTCCCGTGCAAACACAATCAGATGCCCAATCAGCATCAGGTGGTAGTGCAAAGGGTGGGTTAGGTGCGCTTGGTTCGCTGTTTGGCGGCAAGTAAGTATGGCGTTGTTTGAAGTTGCAGAGGAATTGAAAGCGCAAAAGGAACAACTGCTCAACGCAAAATATATGTACCACAAATTAATCTGGACTCGATACAGGGAATCAATGGGAAATGGCATGAAGCAGGTAGTGGCTCGAAAGAGATACAAGGTTTCAATGGAAGTCTATGACTCTATCGTTAACGATTTAGCAGATGACCTTCTTCTTAAAGAACGTCAAGACAGTATTGATAAGGGGTTTGTATGAATTTAGCTGAAATGTTAAGAGGCAATCCATTAGCACAAAAGAGATTAGCAGATAATTTTGCTATGGATCAGCAGGGTGATCTTGCTCGCATGATGCAACAGCATGGAACGGTACAAGACCCTGCAAGAGTTCAAGAGCCTCAAGCATTAGGCAACTTACCAATGGATGTGCCTCAATATACTCCAGATAATGCGCCTGACTTTAGTGAGCAACTGATGAACCTTATGCCGATTGCAGGGATGTTGAAAGCTGGAGGCAAAGTTAATCCATACTTAAAAGGTGTGGCAGAAGGTGATGAGTTGATCGGTATGCACAATCTCTCTGCTGATAATTTAGCACACGCACAGGAAATTGGTGGCCTACCAGTTCCAAGTATTGGCATTGCTAAAGCCAATGCACCGCTTGAAGGCTTTGGTGATATTTCTCTGATTGCTAGACAAGATATGGTTACTCCCGGCAGAGGTAATCCCGTAGTTGGGGCAGATGCTTACAGCAAACGGTATCCCAATATTGTTGAACATAATGGTGAGGATAAAATTTTCAAGGGCTTCACTAATAGCGGCAATAGGAGATATGCACCGCACACGCTTGACAATGTTGTGAAAGAAATGAAAGGCCCGGTTACAGATACGGAAGGTTGGAATTATGGAGCGGGATCGTTGCGATCGAATTATGCTCCTAAGTTTAGAACCCTAGAAGGGATTCAAAAAGCCAGAGATCAGGTAGTACCTGAGAAAAATATGCCAGCAGTTCGGGAAGAAATGAATGAAAGGCTTTTTGGATTGGCAGATGATTTATTGCCTTACGATAAGCATTATAAAAAATACGAGTTGGGCTATGGAGATACGGTTACTGCTAGGCTTGGGCCTAAAGAAAGATTGTCGGATTATTATGAAGGCATACCCCCTGAACTGTCAGCCAAAATTAGCAAGTTCAAAAAGGAATTAGTAGATTCACCAACTGCATACTTTGAGGCTAAACCACAACGGGGAGTGCAGTTGCAAGAGTTTGGTGGTGCGATTGTTCCTGATAATGTTGATGCCCGTACTTTAGAAATTCTAAAGCGAAACGGCATTGAGAATGTTGAAAGATACGGAGGGGCAGAAGAGGGGAAATACAAGACTAAGGCAGAAGCCATGAAACAGTTTAGAGATTTAATGTTTTCTACTGGTGGCTCTGGGTTCTTAGCATCACAGTTATCAGGACAAGATAGATAGTTTTTAAATGTAGTTGGAAAGGATTTCCAACAAGCCCAGGAGGGCTACTACAGTATGGATGAAAAAGAAGAAACAGAAGAACACGAAAAAGAAGAGAAGAAGGATAAAAAGAAAGCCTCTAAAAAAGAAGAAGCTATCCTGGTTCAAGCCAAGGAGTTCTTTGAAGAGTCTCAAGATGGTTCTGACTTCAATCGTAACCGATATGAGGACGATACTAATTTCGGCAGGTTAGGAGATCAGTGGCCTCAAGAGATTAAGAGGCAGAGGCTTTTAGAGTCACGCCCTTGTCTTACCATTAACAAAATACCTGCCTTTGTTCGGCAAGTAGTTAATGATGCAAGACAAAACAAACCTGGCATCATAGTTTCCCCCGTAGATAACGGTGCAGACAAGGCAACGGCAGAGGTTATCAATGGATTGGTTAGAGCCATCCAGAGAAACTCTAACGCTGATATTGCCTTTGATACTGCGCTCGATCATTCCGTATCAGGAGGATTTGGTTTCTTCCGTATCAGCATTGAATATGCCAGCCCTGAGTCGTTTGACTTAGAAGCAAAAATTAACAGAATCCCAAACCCTTTGCTTGTTCATTGGGACGTTAACTCAACTGAGTTTGATGCCTCCGATTGGAACTATGCCTTTGTCAGTGAGTTTGTAACTTCAGACGATTTTGAGACTCGGTGGCCTGACTATGAACCAGTTTCATTTGAAGGTGATAATCGTGGTGCTGTTAATGATTTTCAGACAACTAAAGATCAGATCCATGTAGTTGAGTACTTCTACCGTGAACCAATAGAAAGAACGCTGGTTGAGTTAAGCAACGGGATGGTTATTCGTGAAGATTCAATAACTGATGAGCATCGTATGTTGATGCTGGTTGAAGACATAAGCATTAAGCGTGAGCGTGTTGTTAAGACTCACAAGGTAATGCGAAGAGTATTGAGTGGCAGCGCAGTTTTAGAAGAAGATGAGTGGCCTGGTGAATCAATCCCTGTCTGCCCTGTTTGGGGTGAGGAAATAATCTACCAGGGGCAAAGACATTTTCGATCCATGATTACTGATGCCAAAGACCCACAGATGATGTTCAACTTCTGGAGATCAGCTTCTACTGAGTTAGTGGCACTAGCTCCTAAAGCTCCCTGGGTTGGGCCAAAAGGTTTTATCCATCCAGACGATCAAGAGCGTTGGGATACGGCAAATATAAGAAGTTACTCAACATTAGAGTATGACGCAACAGCAGGTGGCGCACCTACCCGACAAGGTTTTGCAGGCGTACCCGCAGGAGTAGTTCAAGAGGCACTAAATAGTTCAGACGATATAAAATCGATAATCGGCATACATGATGCCGGGTTGGGAGCAAGATCGAATGAGACCTCAGGAAAGGCTATTATTGCTCGCCAAAAAGAGTCTGATGTTTCTAATTTTCACTTTGTCGATAATTTGTCGAGGGCGATTCAATACTGCGGCCGATGCCTTGTGGAGATTATACCTAGTGTTTATACGGCAAGGTCTACGCTTAGAATTATCGGGAACGATCAAAAAGAAAAAGTAGTGCAGATGGTTAATGCTGGCAATGAGGGTCAGCCACCACCACAAGTTGATGAAGGCCAAGAGGTTGAAGACAAAATGTATAACCTCTCAGTTGGCAGATATGACGTAACAGTAAAAGCTGGCCCAACATACGAATCTCAGCGTGAAGAAACAAGAGAAACTCTGATCGAGATCATGCGACAGATTCCTGGGTCAGCAGAAATTATAGGAGATGTATTGTTAGAACACATGGACTTTGAAGGTGCGGAGAAAGTGGCTGAAAGACTAAGGCCACCAAGCCCACCTCAAGCTCCACCACAAGTTGATCCAGGGACGGGTCAACCAATTCAGGCACAACCACAAGCAGGTGGGATGCCGCCACAAGGGATTTAAATTATGAATGACTCAACATCCACGGACGGAATTGAGGCAGTAGAAACATCTGAAGCAGAAATCACAGAAACCATTGATACGGACGTTGAGGATTCGCAAGAAGACCTCGATGAAAGTTATGAGGGTGACTCTGATGATGAATCAGATGGGGAAGAGTACCGTGAGTACAACTTTGGCGGCAAAGAATTTAAAGTGCCAAGAGATGCGTTAGACGATGAGACATCAGAACAATTCGAAGCCTATGGCAAAGGGTTGCAATCTGATTACACGAAGAAAACGCAAGATATAGCCGAAGCAAGAAAGCACATTGAAGCCAGAGAACAATCAGCAGAAAAACTACTCTCACTTCAAGGTGACACATTAGATATTTATTCAAAAGGTCTTGCAATACGTCAAGAACTTGCTGATTTAAACCAGATCAATCTCAACTCACTTTGGCAATCGAATCCCGATCAGGCCAGACAAGTTTCAGATATGATCTCGCAAAAACAGGCAGAGTTCAATGCAACAGTTCAACAGGTTAGTTCTAGGGAAAATGCAATGTCTCAACAGAGACAGGTTGATATACAAACACGATCAGCCCAGGGTGAGAAAGCCTTGAATGAACGCATCCCCGGATTTACTAGCAAGTCTAACGAGGTAGTTGAGTATTTCTGCAAAAACTTTGGCGCATCAAAGAAAGAGGCCGAAGCAAACTGGAGAGCAGACCCCGTTACAAGCGAACTGGCATATAAGGCAATGTTGTACGACAAGATGAAAGCGAATGTTAAGAAGGGGAGCAAGGTGCAACCAACTCCTGCAACTGAAACCAGGCCCGTAAAGGGGAAAGGTGGAAGGCACAAGTCAAACACTCCGACAGATAAAGATTCATCGGCAGCTTGGCTTGCCAAACGTAACGCACAACTAAGAAAAAGAACGGGATAACCCCGTTTAATTAATAATGTATTTGAGCAGGATGCTCAACAAGTCTATGGAAGGACTAATACACAATGGCAAATTCACTAATTACACCAACCGCAGTAACCCGTGAAGCATTACGGATATTGCATCAGAAGTTAAATTTTGTAGGCTCAATAAATCGTCAATACGATGACCGCTTTGCAAAGAGTGGCGCAAAAATCGGGGACAGTTTGAGCATCCGGCTCCCGAATGAGTATGTGGTGCGTACTGGTGCGGCTCTCTCCACCCAGGACACAGTTGAAGCCACCGAAACCCTGCAAGTTGCAACGCAGAAAGGTGTTGATCTCAGCTTCTTGTCTTCTGATCTAACAACGGACTTGGATGACTTCTCTGACCGTATTCTAAAACCTGCTATGTCAGTGTTGGGTGCGGCTATCGAGAGCGATGCCATATCCATGTACGCAGACGTTTCAAAAGAAGTCTCTGACGTTGGTGCGGCTATGACCATCGTGGACGTTCTCAATTCCAGTAAAGGTCTTACAGATTCCCTTGCTGCTGATGAACGCACATTGATCCTGAACACTCAGGCGAATGTTGACCTGGTTGATGCACTGAAGGGATTGTTTAACGATCCTGCGAAGTTGTCTGAGAATTACCGCAAAGGCATGGTTGCTAATAACTTCCTTGGCTATACGGATGTTTACCAGAACACACTGATGCCTCTACATACTACTGGCACTGATGATGGCACTGGTGACTATCTTGTAAATGGTGCAAGTGAGTCTGGATCATCTATTACTGTTGATACGGGCGCAGGTACTTTGGTTAAAGGTGATGTTATCTATTTCACGGGAGTGAATAGTGTTCATCCTGAGACTAAGGCTGACACTGGAATCCTCAAGGCGTTTGCAGTTGCAGCTACAACTGGAACTTCAGCGACTGCCATAACCATCACCCCATCGTTGGTTGCATCAGGAGCCAAGCAGAATGTAACGGCTGTCCCTGCTAACAATGCCCCTGTGTTGTGTGTGGAGTCTGATCGTTCAACCGCAGTTGCGGCTTCTGCTGATTACGGTATCTCATTGGGATTCTGTAAAAACGCATTTGCATTTGCAACGGCTGATCTAATCATGCCGAAGGGTGTGGACTTCTCAGCCCGTGAAGTGATGGACGGTATTTCAATGCGTGTTGTTCGTCAATACACAATTGCTGATGACAAGTTTCCTTGTCGTTTGGATGTTCTCTACGGATATAAAACTATCCGTGAGCAAGAGGCAGTTCGTATCGGAAGCAACTAAGAATATGGGGAGTGCTTTTACAGGCTCCCCTACTTTTAACTAGGAGACATTTATGGCGGCATCAGGGGCAGTAACAATGCCAATGGTAGTGGATAAGCACGATAGCTGGAGATTCAGAAATAACAAAGGAAACATAGAGCAGAAATTATTTAAAGCTGGTGAGAAGATCGGGAGTTTCTGGTACGAGAACAGAGAAAAAGCGGGATACCGAAAGCCTAAAAAGGATTAATTAATAATGTCATTTTTGACGATACTGCAAGACGTAGCCGATGAGATCGGGATTGCTCAACCTGCGACGGGTATAAGCAACGCCAACCCAGAAGTTTTAAAGCTGATCCGTTATGTGGATAAGGTTGGCACTGTTCTTATGAAGTCTTTCTCCTGGCAACTGCTGACTAAGGAAAAAACTTTTACATCGGTTGCAACGGAACAGCAAACCTCAACAATTATTGCGGATGATTTTGATCGCTTCATACCTGAAACATTTTGGAATCGTGATGACAATAAGTTAATTGCTGGGCCAATTACATCTAAGGAATGGCAGGGATTGAAAGCTGCTGACTACGACAATAACACCAATAGAAAATTCAGATTAAGAGAGGACAATATTTTAATTGTTCCTGTCCCTGTCGCTGGTAACACTTTAGCTTATGAATATGTATCTAATAAGTGGGTAGATACTGCGGCTGGTGGTGCGCCTAAAACATCATTCACAATTGATACAGATGTCCCAATAATTGATGAAGAGTTGTTAACGCTTGGCGTTGTCTATGAGTTTTTGAATGGCTCCGGTTTACCTGCTGGAGCAGCAGCAAAAGCATACTTAGATTATTTTAAGATGCTGGCGAAAAACGATCAACCTACCTCAACCGTTATGGTTGCTGGTGATATATTCTGGGGATCAAACTCAAGACATTATCACGGTACGCCTTCTGCTAGTGGAGCCGTAATATGAGTTTAGGCATAGCGGTTAATGACCCCTCATCAGTTACTAAAACATCATCGGCCCCTACTGGTGGCTGGGATACAATGTCCGCATTTTCGGATATGCCAGCAAAAAATGCGGTGATACTTGATAACTTTTTCCCTGAAACGGAGCAAGTTACTTTAAGGCGTGGGTCAATTTCTTACGCTACTGGCATGGCAGGTAATGTTGAGACACTGTTAGAGTATGCCCCTCATAACGGAGACAATGAATTATTCGCCTGTAACGGTGGATCAATTTACGATGTTTCACTTGCAGGTGCAGTTGGCACAGCAGTAGTTACGGGACGATCAAACAATAGATTTCAATCAACTCAAATTGGTACTTCTGGGGGGCAATTCCTTTTTGCCTGTAACGGTCAAGACACTCCACAAACTTATAACGGTTCTGCCTGGGCTGACAGCGTAGCAGCAGGGCCAACTATAGCCAACTTGATCTGGTGTACAACGCACCAGGCAAGGATATTTTTTGGTGAGAAAAACAGTCTATCATTTTGGTTTTTAGGAACCCGTGCCATAGCGGGTACAGCATCAGAGTTTCCACTTGACGCTATTTGTAAGAAGGGTGGTTACATAATGTCAATGGGTAGCTGGACAAGGGACGGTGGTAGTGGCCCTGATGATGTTGCCGTATTCCTGACAAGTGAGGGTGAGGTAGCAATTTACTCTGGCACAAATCCATCAAGCGCAAGCACCTGGGCATTAGTTGGTGTGTTCCAATCGGGCAGACCAATTGGTAGACGTTGCATGGTTAAGAATGGTGGAGATTTAATTCTAGTAACAGAGGACGGATTTACACCTGCATCACAATATTTTGCGGTTGATCGTGCAGGGATAGAAAATGTTTCAATCTCCAGGCAAATAAATGATGCCGTTAATACTGCCGTGAATAGTTACGGAAGTATATATGGCTGGCAGCCCGTTCTCTTTCCTAGAGGGCAGATGTTGATTTTCAATATCCCTGTCAGTGGAACAGAGATGCACCAATACGTTTTCAATACCCTCACAAATGCACCTTGCAGATTCAAAGGCATGAACGCTGTTTGTTGGGGAATGATGGGTGATCGCATATTTTTTGGGAAGACAGATGGAACAGTACACGAATTTAGTGGTAGCACAAATCCAACCTCTGATGCTGGTGTTGACATAACGGGGGACGGTATGGGTGCGTTTAGTTATTTTGGTTCAAAGGCAAGTGAGAAGAACTTTAAATTAGTTGAGCCAATCTTTGCAAGTACCGGGAACCCAAACCCTGCATTAGATTTGAATGTAGATTTTACGGTTTACTCTCCAATAGGACAACCCTCACCGCTACCTAACTCTGCCGGACAATGGGGAGTTGCAAAATGGGGCGTATCACTTTGGGGTAAGTCAGGCCAAATATTTAAAGCATGGTTAGGAGTTCGTGGCATTGGACGTTCTGCGGCTTTAAGGATAAGGGTGACAACCGATGTTGCAAGGCCATCCTGGATCGCAACTAATTACACTTTTGTGAGAGGTGGACATATTTGAGTCGAGAAGTCCCACAGTTACTTTACGGCAGATCGGATGAAGTTGCCGAGTGGGTTGCCTTACAGATACCCGAAGCTAATCACGGATTCCAGCAAGCAACTGCAATTGGGGTTGTGTCAGAGGGTAAGTTAATAGCAGGGGTTGTTTATAACGAATGGCAACCAGATTATAAAACTTTGCAGTTAAGCATTGCAGCTACCAGCCCAATGTGGGCAAGGAAAGAAGTTATTAGCGGATTACTTGCATATCCTTTTTACCAGTTAGATGTTTATAAATGCTGGATGACAGTTCCCTCAGATAACGAGGCATCTTTAAGAATGACAACCAAAGTTGGATTCGTGAAAGAAGGTATCATGGCACATCAATATGGAAAGAAACGACACGCTGTTATCAAGCGAATGTTTAAGCCAGATTATGAACGATTATGGAGAGATAAGTAAATGATGATTATAACAATGGACGTTGAACAATTAGAGCGATTCTATTCCAAATTGGATCAGAAGGGTAAGAGTGGTGGTGGTGGCGGTTCTGCGCCTCCTGCGGCTCCCGATCCTGTTGCAACGGCTTAATTGCTAGGCCAGTATTCAAGCGATTGAATATTAAAAATATCGGATGAATTCAGGGAAAGTCCTTCGGGATAATCCTGAGCCAAGCCTTATAGGGATATAGGGAAGGTGCAACGACTAACGGCATACAGCTAGAACAGCAATGAAGCCGACACGAGCGTCCGACATCTCGCAGAGATGATGATATAGTCTGGGCTTACTGGTAACAGTAAGAAATAAGGTTTAAATGGCCTTATGATAACAAAACCGAATGCACAAGGGGCTGCAAATAAAGCTGCGGCAATTAGTCAAGGCGAATTGGCTATGGTTAACCAAGCAACGCCATACGGGAATATTGAGTACACACCGAGGGGTGTTTCTGAGGGCTACAAAGATAAAGACGGCAAACAAGTAGCTGGTACTCCACAGTACACAGCAACCACAACGCTTGATCCTTCAAGCCAAAGACAACTTGATTTTACAAACAGAGCGGGTGAGCAGTATGGACAAATTGCCAATACTCAACTGGATGAGATCGCTGGAAAGTTATCACAGCCCGTTGATTTTAGTAATCTAGGGCAAGCTCCCGTTGCCGATCTGAGTACGCTTGGTAATACTCCTACAGCGAATTTTAATTCTCTGGGCAATGCTCCTACCGCAAACTATGACTCTCTTGGCAATGCTCCGGTTGCAAATGAGCAGACGAGGCAAGCAGTTCGACAAGGTATTCAAGATCGTGAAAAACCTTTTCAAGATAGACGGCTGCAAGAATTACAGAGCAGATTGGATACCCAGGGAATAGCGCAAGGTTCAAAGGCTTATTCCGATGCCATGCTTGATAACAGCAGAGGTGTGAACGATTTCAACCTGGGGGCAGATAGCCAAGCATTAAATCAAATGTCTCAACTGTATGGCTTGGAGGCGGATCAACGTAATAGAGCAACAAATGAAATTGGGCAACTTTATGGGTTGCAAGCAGATCAACGTGGTAGAGCGACAAATGAAATTGGGCAGCAGTTTGATTTTGCTAACCAAGCGAGGGATAGAAGCCAACGAGAGATTGAGTCCCAATATGCACTCGATGCCAATGCAAGAGATAGAGGCGTGAACGAATTAACTCAAGAGAGGTCGATACCTCTAAATGAGCTTGCTTCCATGTTATCCGGTAGCTCCGTCCAGGGGCCATCATTTATTTCAACACCATCTCCATCTATTCAGGCTGGGGATATTCAAGGCGGCACATATGCAAATTATCAGGGAGCGCAAAACGCTTACAACCAGCAACAGCAAGCAAAATCTTCTGCTAAAGGTGGCATAGGTAGCACCGTTGGTTCACTAGCAATAGCTGCGGGAACAGCTTATTAATGGTAATTCATTTTAGTGGTGGAAAAGATAGCTTAGTCATTCTGCATAAGTACAAGGATGATCCAGCATTAGAGGCCGTATTCTTTGGAGATACAGGTTCGGTTTATCCCCATATGATTCAGTTTGTTCGTGATACTTGCAAAAAGTTTAATGTCCCCCTGGTGATGGTCAAGCCAGAGAGGGATATGCACGAATATCAAGAAGAGCATGGGATACCATCCGATATGGTTCCAACCACCAGATCACCAGAGTTTGCCCATGTTGCAAAAGAGAAAAAGCAGAAGGTTCAATCTCATATTCAATGTTGCAGCAATATGTTGTGGAAGCCTTTATACATGGCAACCCTAAAAACAAAAGACAAGGTTGTTTTTCGTGGCATTAAAAACTCAGATGAACATGGGACGTTGCCAAATGGAACGGTAGATGAGAACGGTGTTAAGTGGGTTAATCCAATATGGGATTGGACAGATGATGATGTGTTTAATTATCTTCTGAAACATAAAATTGAGATTCCAAAACATTACAAAGATGTAAACGCTAGTTTTGACTGTTGGTTATGCACAGCGCATATCCACTCACCATCGGATAAGGCTCGATTAGTTTGGACGAAGAAAAACTATCCTACATATTGGAGAGCAATTACAAATCGCTTCAAGAAGTTACGGCAAGCGATCTCTGAGGAAATGAAAGTGATAGATACAACAATTGATTTTGTATTAAATAAATAGAGGCTCTGCATGAAAAGTTTAGGAAGTTACACTTTAGGGGATCAGTATGTATCCCCAAACAGACGATTGTCTAATATGCTTACCCAGAAAGGCTCAAAGGGTGGCCCATCAAATAGCTGGCAAGAAACAATGGGCAGAATTGCACAGCAGTTAGCGGGTGCATATATAGGTTACAAGGATACGCAAAACAAAAATAAAGCCTTTGACGCTCAAACTGGACTTGAGCCTGATTCGTATTCCCAACAGCCTACCATGAACGATCAGGATATTATGGGAAGCCCTGCCGTACAAAAGATATTGCAGAAACCCAATGATGCTGAACGTATGCAAAACCCAAATATCCAAAATAATATGAAAGCAATTGGGTATGAACAAGATCAAATTAATCAAGCAGAGGGAATGAACCAGGGCATCAACGATAAACTAGGCTCATACAAGAACCCCGCAGATGCTCAACGTGAGATTGATTTCAACAACCAATCAATAGCTCAAGCTAATCAGAACATTGATAGCTATGGCGATCAGTTTAATCGGACTATGGGTAACATCCGAGGTAGAGAGCTTACTGACGATCAGAGAGCAGAGCGTGTCGGTGAGGAATTGATTGGGCAAAGAAATGCAAGCATGGAGGATACATTAAACCAAAAAATGAATCCCCGTGATTATTCAATGCAGCAGCTAAGAGGGCTTGAGAATAACCCCTACGCCAAGCGCATCCTTGCTCAGATGATGATGCAAAATGCTGATAGGGATTACGCTTCTGGATTGGCTAAGACAGCAAGAGAACGAGAACTTGCCGATATACAATCTGGGCGAGATTACACAAGCGAAGAAAATAGGCTCAATCGGGAAGGGAAAATTGCGGCTGTTAATGCGAAACCTCTTGTCCCAGGCCGAGATATTCCATTGCCAAAAAATGTGCAAAAGCAGAGGATTCAGCAGCGTAAGGCGGGGCGTAGTTTTGTCAGCCCGTTGGATCAGGAAAAAATAAACAAACTGCAAAAAGAAAATGAAAATTATCTGACTCCAGCGCAGAAAAAGGTTGATGAGGTTTTCGCTAAAGATTACTCAGCAAATTACGTTTCTGGTGGGGCCGCAGATGCTAGAAAAAGTTTATCACAATTAACTGATGTGATTGGTAGGTTGGAACTTGGGACTGAGAACCTATCTGGCCCTGTTATGGGTAATATGCCAGACGCATACAACAACTTAATGAACCCCAACATGGTTGATGTGAAGGAAACAATCTCTGAAGTGGTACAGCGTAATCTGCGTGTAATTCTTGGAGCTGCCTTTACAGCAAAAGAAGGCGAGGGATTGATTGCTAGAGCATACAACCCTGCTCTAGATGAAAAAATAAATGCTAAGAGGGTAAGGCGTTTAATGACAGCAATGGAGCAAGCCTTGGACGCTAAAGATAAAGCGGCTCAATATTATGAGGACAATGGGACGATGAACGGTTTTAAAGGAACCGCAAACTTTAGTATGAGCGATTTCGATAATGTCTTAGACCCTGATAAAAACAAAGGGCGCAGGGCGGGTGAACCTAATAATGGTGGCCCATTAAGCCCAGATAAGAAAAAACGATTAGAAGAATTAAGAAGCAAAGCGAGAGGTCAATAATGGGACGCTTAACCGAAAGAGAAGAGCTTGAGTTGCTGGAGCTGGAAGAATTAGAAAATCAACAACAACAGGTTACACAAGCACCGCAAGAACCGCAAGAACCAGCAGATGCCCCCTGGCAAGAGGATGTTAAAGGTTTCATCCGTCAAGTAGGTAGTGGTGCTACTTTTGGTTTGAGTGATAGATTCGCTGATGGAATGCACTCATTTGAAAATGATGTGCGTGAATCATTTGGGTTTGATCCATCTGAAAATACCAAAACAAGCAAGCAATATCGAGATCAATTCACAGAGCAGCATCCTTATGTTTCAACAGGTGCTTCTATAGCTGGAGGTATCGTCAACCCCATTGCAAGAGGAGTTGGTAATTGGGCAATGGCTGGGAAATCTTTACCAGGGCAGATGCTTAAAGGTTCTGCTTCTGGTGCTGGTTTAGGTGGGGCGCAAGCAATCGGTGAATCTGATGGGCCTATGTCAGAACGATTACAGGCTGGTGCTAATGCGGCAAAGATGGGTGCGTTAATTGGGCCTATTATACCTGCGGCTGTTAAGGCTGGAAGTGCTGGAGTAGCTAAGTTTGGGGATACCGTAGCTTCTTATGGCGGCAAGGAAAAGCAATTAAGCCAAGCATCAAGAGTAATGGCAAGAGCATTAAAAGATGATGGTTATACAGCCAAATCTGCAATGGCTAAAATGAAAGAGTTGGGGCCAGAGTCAACGCTTGCTGATCTTGGTGATAGTGTCAGGTCAGTTCTGCGCTCTGTTTATGATAGAGGCGGTGAAGGCGCACAAAAAGTTGCCCAGTATTTTAGTAAGCGGCAGGGTGGCTCAATGATCCCTAAAGGTCAAGATGGTTCTGGCTTGCAAACAGGCCATGCGGCTGGACGAGTCGAGGGAATGATTGATGATTTAGGATTTGGAAACTACCATGATCGAACCGCATTAAACAAATTACAGGAAGAGGCCACCGAGCTTTACGACAAAGCATACGCTGCAAATAAGGTGATTAATAATAAAACAGTTGACGAATTATTAAACCGTGAAGGCATGGGCGAGGTAATGGATAAAGCCAGGTCTAGTATGAGATTGCGAGGCCAAAATGTGAGCCAGTACAGCAAAGAGGCAACAGCAGATCATATTTCGGCTGGCGGTACAGGCAAGATGGGTGAAGGTTTGAAATTGAAATTTTTAGATAAAATAAAAAAAATATTATACGACATGGAGGAAAGCGAGAGAGATTCTATTACTGGGCGTTTAACGGATAAAGGTGGGGCGTGGAAAGATATTAGAAGGGACTTAACAAATGCACTCGATCAAGCCGATGACACTGGATTTTATGCTCAAGCTAGAGCCAAGGCGGGGGATAAATTATCATCTGAGCAAGCAAGGAGAAGCGGTGCAAAGTTTATCAGCAAATCGGAATATGCAGATGAGCAAGTAATGGCAGATGAGTTGGCAGATATGTCAGCGCATGAATTGCAGAATTTCAGAATAGGAGTTGCCCAAGCACTTAAGGGTAAAGTGGGGGCTAGAAAATACAAATCAGGAAATGCCCCAGATTCAATCAAAGGTGATGATGCCCTCGAAAGGCGTATCAAGGTTGCCTTTGGTGACGGTGACTCATTTTTTGATTTCAAGAATCAATTGCTTGCAGAGGATGAACTGTACAAAACATATGCAAAACTTGGAGGAACACAGACAAGTAAAAATTTGGGTTCAACTGAATATGCGGCAGAAAACGATAGGATTATGCAGGGCTTGCAAAATATGGCACTGAATCGTCCAGTGCGGGGAACGATAGATGTGGCAATGGGAGTCAAGGATAAGTTCTTCTTGCCTAAAGGTATGTCGAGTGAGTTGGCAGATTTATTAACCAGCCAAAATTTATCACCAATAGAACAACAATTTCAAGCTCAAATCATGAGTCAATTAAAACAAAAGGGACTAGCCGGAAAATTATTAGCGGGTACGTCTGGTGGCGTGGGCGCACTCAATGGGAGATAAATAATGGGTAGAGATTCAAGCGGTACATATACAAGAACGCAAAGTGATTATTCTTTCAATACGGTAATCAGTGAGACTCAGATCAATTCAGAGTTGAATGATATTAAAGCAGAGATTACTGCATCACTTGAAGCAAGCGGTAAGAAAACATGGACAGGTAATCAAAATGCTGGCTCCACTAAAATTACTGCGTTGGCAGTTGGTTCGGCTCTCACCGATTCAACCACCCTGGGGCAAGTGCAAAATGGTGGAGCGCAGTACGCTGCTGGCACTGGCACTGATACCATCACCGCTACAATGGCCCCTGCTATCACTGCATATACGGCTGGTCAAACTTTTAGGATTAAGCAAGCGGCTGGTGCAAATACTGGTGCGACAACCTTAAATTTAAATTCAGTAGGTGCGAAAGCAATTACAAAAAGAGGAACAACTGCACTAGGGGCTGGTGATATTCCAGCAAGCACAATGTTTGAGGTTGCGTATGACGGCACACAATTCCAATTAATAAATGTTGGCATGGATCATGGTGATTTGCTTGCATCTAATAATTTATCTGATGTCGGGACTGCGGCAACGGCTTTGACTAACCTTGGTGGAATTGGTTCGGCAACGACTGACACTCTTACTAATAAATCAATTAACCTAGCCAATAACACCTTGACATCTACATTGGCTCAACTCAATACAGCGATTAGCGATGCAACTTTAGTTTCTGATGCAATCACAGCCTCTAGTACTGAGACATTAACCAATAAAACTATAGGAGCCTTCTCGCTCGATGCTACACCGGGAGCGGATCATACGGCTGTTGGGCCGCAAACAAATACTTTAGCATCGGGATATAGTTCAGCAGTTATGGACTTAGTTTATCTTGGAAGTGCCAGCAAATGGCTGGAAGCTGATGCAGATGCGTCAGGCACAAGTATAAATTTACTGGGTATCGCACTCGAAGCGAAGACTGACACGCAAGCTATGGCTGTAGCTCTATCTGGTAGTTTCGTAAGAGATGATACATGGAGTTGGACACCGGGGGTTCCTCTTTATATAAGCGGAACGATTGGCGAGATTACAGCTACCAAACCCACAGGCAGTGGGGATATTGTTAGAACGGTTGGATATGCAGTAACTGCTGACATTATCTTTTTTGCTCCTTCATCTGACTATGTGACACTAGCATAAGGAGAATATTATATATGGCAACTATATCAAATATCAACGGCATACCAGAAGACAATATATCGCATTACAATGGTGGTGTGTCATCCCTTTATACCGCTCGGAACGGTGATACTTGGGGACATTATGTATCTACTGTAGCGACTGGCGGAACAATCACTACAGATGGCAATTTCAAGGTACACACATTTACTTCTTCTGGAACTTTTGCTGTAACAACTTTAGGCACTACTACTAGTGTCCAGTATTTATTGATTGCTGGCGGTGGCGGTGGCGCTCATGGGTACTATGGAGGTGGCGGAGGGGCTGGCGGTTACTTAACAGCAACAGGATTTGGAATTTCAGATGGAGCCAGTCTAACCGTGACAATCGGTGGAGGAGGAGCTATCGGGGCGCACAATGCAAATGCAATAGCTGGTAGCAACTCTGTTTTTGCCACAGTCACTTCTACTGGTGGAGGTTATGGTTCTGGGTATAGTTCTGGAAACGCTGGTGGTAATGGTGGTTCAGGTGGAGGTGGCAGTGGAGTTTTGCTGGCAGCGTCAAAAGCGGGCGGAACTGCAACAGCAAGTCCCGCACAAGGTCATAATGGTGGTACTTCCTCAACAGGTATAGTTTCTAGAGCGGCTGGTGGTGGTGGAGCGGGGGCAGTCGGACAAAGCTGTTCAGGCGGTGGGGCTACTTCTACTGGTGGCACTGGTGGGGTTGGATTAGCTTCAAGTATATCTGGGAGTAGTGTTTACCGAGGGGGTGGTGGTGGTGGCGGTTCATACCATACCTCTTCAGTAGTCTCATTAGGCGGAAATGGTGGCGGTGGGAATGGGGTTGGTCACTTCACTGGAGGTCCAGCAAGTACGGCAGGAACCACCAATACTGGTGGTGGGGGCGGGGGTTCAAACTTTCTAGCAAGTTCTGCTGGTGGATCCGGGATAGCAATAATCCGATACCAATTTCAAGAATAGGGAGACTAATGGCACATTTCGCAGAAGTAGATGAAAATAATATTGTACAGCGAGTCATTGTTATCTCTCAGGAAAACATAGATTCTGGTAATTGGGGAAGTCCTGAAACTTGGGTTCAGACTTCTTATAACACTATAGGTGGTAAACATTACGATCAAGATAGAGCAGAGGATTCCGGTGTTGCATTAAGATATAACTACGCTGGCTCAGGGTTTACATATGATACAAATAAAGATGCTTTTATCCCTCCTAAGCCATATCCTAGCTGGACTTTAGTGGAAGCTACTTGTTTGTGGGAATCTCCAGTTGCCCACCCCGGTGATGATGGTAAACGGTACACATGGGATGAGGACACAACTAATTGGGTTGAAGTAACAGAATAAAAGGAGGCATCATGTGGGATCGGCAAATGAAATTAGCACCCTGGTTCAAGAAATTGGAATACCGATGGTCACGGCCCTGCTTTTTGCGGGTTGTGGTTGGTATCTTGTCCGTTACATCCTCACCTCTATTGTAGCAAAGATTACTGAAGCCCAATCACAAACTGAAAAAGAAATAAGAGATATAAGGAATAATGACATCCGCGAATTAAAAGAAATAATCGTTGCACTTATAGATAAAAGCTCAACGCAACAGACAGACTTAATCCGTTTAGATAGTATGCTGCGTGTAAAATTCGGGTTGGAGTTGGACGAGAAGCGCATAGGCAGAAACCCTGATAATAAGGTGAAATAATATTGGATAAGATCAGCGAATTACTAATAACATTATTAGGATTAGTAGGCGGGATTTCAGCTTGGATAATCCGTAAATTATTTCGTGACGTTGATAAAGCTCATGCCAGGTTGAATGAACTTGAGAGGGGGTTGGTAACACGCCCTTTCTTAGAGAGTCAGCTTGCACCAATCAGGCAGGATGTGAACTTAATACTAAAAGCACTAATTGAAAAGAAGTGAGTATTTCATTTAGGTTTGAACGCTCTAGCTAATAACCAGTTCCATAACCTGGTTACAACTCTCTCTGTCTTCTTGCTCATAATAAATGGGAAATAAATAGCCGCAAATATTACGGGCAAGAAGAAGTCGATCACTTCATACATATATCTGCTGAATAAATCCATCATATTAATAGCTTTGCATTAGCCAACACATTTTTCCCAAAATAAAGGTGTCTCCATTAATATCATCATGCGTGATTTGCATTTCTTTGAAAGCGGGGTTATCAGAACAAACTCTCACTAAATCTCTTTCAATATACAGTCGTTTCACCACCGCTCCCTCATATTCAAGCCAGATAGCATAAAGCTCCCCAGAAACCACCTGTTTACTGTCCGTATCAACACCCACCACTGCCCCATCCCTAATAGTGGGTTCCATAGATCGTCCACGAATCAAAACAGATTGCATATTTGGTTTTAACCAGTGTTTTGGAATATCGATGGTTTGGATTGGATCATATTCAAACAATTCGATAGGGCCACCAGCACCAGCAAAAGCATAAACACCAACTTCCACCGAACCCTTCTCTATATCCCCAATAGCAGGATTATTTCCTGATCTATGCGGTTGGTTGTCCATAGTGGGTAAAGTGTGTTGTGTGGCATCTGACGGCTTCCTGCTCTGCGTGTGTGTTGCACTATTTGCTCTTTTTGCCTGTTCTAATAGGCAAACTCGCTCAATTTCTTTAAAGCTCCTCAATTTAGGTTCTATCTTGCCAGTCTCCCATGAATTGATAGAGCGAATCGAGAAACCAGTTTCATTGGCAAGCTCTCCTTGAGTCCAATTAACCAGCTTTCTGAGCCTATATATTTCTTCAGCTAAATTCATAATAGGATAAGAGTGCATGATAAGAATAAAGATTCATTTTTTCTGTTGACAATACGCATATACTTGCGTATCATGCGTATATAGATCAAAACAAGGGGTTGTTATATGATTCAGAATACGCAAAAAAACATAAAAGTCAATCGGCAGATGAGGGTTTGTACCAACCTTGTGACAACCCCATGCACATCGAACTCTCATCTGCCTTCTCAACTATACCACATTCTTGAAGCTGGCCCGGTTTTCTCCTCCTCTCTCGGCCTCTTCTCGGATGTGGTTTTTTGTTTCCAGGGGGATTTATGAGCATTGATAAAAATTGGGAAGAAGCTCGCATGGAAGTTGATGGGATTTTTTCAAAGATTCGGCATCACATTCTTCACTCAAATTTTGACTTACCCGGCAATTTTGATTGCGTAATTACGCAGGACGAGTTTGAGGCATCAAGGAATTGGGAGTCTCGATTAACTGAGTTGTTAGCGGAATTGGACAATGCCAAAGACGATTTGTATTTCACTGAACATTTGCAAGTTGAGAAAGATGAATCAACTCATACCGATGATTTTAAATCACTCTTTAAACCAGTTGGATTCGATCAAGGAGTTTCACGATGAAGGAAAGACGATACAAGTATTTTTTCTTAGATTGTTTAGGGGCTTTATGTTTCGGAGCCTTAATTTATACCTTGTGGGTTTTAGGTCTTTCACTTTAGGAGCTATCCGATGGGATTCGTTAAAGAATTTTTAGCTAAAGATTTTTGTGGGCAATGCGGATTTGAATTACTAGATGAAGAGGAATCGTACTGCTCAGATCATTGTGAAGGATTGGGTAAGCACGATATGGATGAGCATCAGGATTGTGATTACAAAGTAGAACCAAAAGACCTCTGAAGATTAGCTGAGATGCTATGAAATCCGTTTGTGTCATCAAAGAGGCGGGGGCTTCGGCACAAGCGGATAAGGTTAAAAACTAAAAATGGGGGAACAAATGACAACTAAAGAAAAGGTTTTAAATATTCACCAACGATTGAACTTAATTATGGGTGATGTCGATTATATAAAAAAAAATAAAAGCATAAAAATTGGCGGGGGCGGTTACTCAGTCGTAGGGCATGACTCTGTTACTGCGTTGATACATCCGTTGCTTGTGAAATACGGAGTCACATTAATTCCGAGCATTACAGAGGTGTTACAAGAAGGCAATCGCACAAGCGTAAAAATGGAATTTTCATGGATCAACATAGATGACCCAAAAGATTGCGTAATTAATTGTTGTGCCGGGTACGGGATTGACCAGCAGGATAAGGGCATCGGGAAGGCTATAAGTTACGCACAAAAAAATATTATTTTGAAAACATTACATATCGAAACTGGGGAGAGAGACATTGAAGAGGATGATATTGATTTTATCAATGAGCCTTTAACGCCTTCATTAACTCTGAGTGAGACAGATAAGATTGGGCTTAAAGAGTTCGTCAAGAAACCCATAAACAAAAAAACAGAGCCTACTTTATCCGTAGATCAACGAAGAGAATTTGTGGAACACGTTTCTACAAGTGGCATTAGTTTTCCAATAGCCGTTGAATTAATACAGGCACATGGTTATGCAAAAACTGATGATATTCCCGTTTCTAAGTTGGAGTCTCTTAAAGATGAAATTGCAAGTTTAGGGAAAGGGGTTCCCGCATGAATACAACTGTAATGACAAAGCCGAGTTTAGGTGAGGATTTATCACGAAGGGCAAACACAATTTTAGACTTTTGCAGGAATTTAATAATTGATGATGATGATGGTTTTTCTGTAGCTGATAGAAAGGCCAGCGAAACCGCATCATTAGAAAAAGGGATTATTGAATACTGGAAAGACCCAAAGGCCAGCGCATATAAATCTTGGAAAATTATTTGTGCCAAAGAATCTGAAATGCTTACACCTATCAAAGAAGGGGGGAAAGAACTAACTGCAAAGATGCGTATGTATCGGATGCACAGGGAAAAGATAGAACGTACTCAGCAAGAAGCTAAACAATTAAAGCGTGAAACAGATGCAAGGGTAGAGGCGTTTAAATTGGCAGAACAAGGCGCACCTAAAGAAGTTACTGATGCAGTTGCAAAACTTTTGAGTGAGCCAGTAGAAACCAGTTCAACCCAGGAGTTGCGAAGCAAAACAAGTTTCGCACTCGATTATGAAGTCAGAGTTATTAAGGGCAAAGAGCATTTAATCCCTGCCGAAATATTAAAACCTACAACACCACAAATGGTTAAGGCGTTGGAGGCGAAGGTTAAAAAATTAGCAAAATTAACAGGCGGGGAGCAGATACCTGGCCTAGAAATTATTCAAACTGAAACAGCTAGAAGGAGACAGATTTAATGGGTGAGATGATTAAATTAGGCGGTTTGTGGATCAATCAAGATAAGAACGGGAATGAGTATTTTAGTGGGAATTTTGGTTTTGGCGGGAAAATTAATATCTTTAAAAACACCTACAAAACCAAGGACAACGATCCAGATTACACGATGAGTATTTCTGCTAAACAGAGCAAACAAGATTCTAAACAAGACTCCAATCAAGATGTTTCTGACAATTCAGACATACCTTTCTAACCTTCCTGCCCCTCTTTCTGAGGGGCTTAATTCTTCCTCAACTTGAAAATACGCTCAATATGAAATGGCTAAAACATGAAACGGATTCAATGAATAGCGAAAAAATGAAGATGATTATTCACGAATTTGGCTTTGAAGGGTACGGCTGGTTTTGGAGAATTATGGAAATTGTAGCCGCAAAAATGGACGAAACCGGGAGGCATCATTATGAGCAACCAATATCAGAATGGTGTGCAAACTTAAAAGTAAAGCAGAAGAAACTCCGTTTGTTCTTGGAACTAAACCAGTTTCAAAGCAGTTTCAAAGTTGTTTATTCTGATAACAAACTCAGAATCGAAATCCCTAACCTATTGAAAAAGCGGGATAACTACTCAAAACACTTGGAAGTTACTTCGAAGCGACTGACAAGAAAGTCTCCCCTAGATGTAGATGTAGAAGTAGATAGAGAAAACCCTCTATACAAGAGTGAAATTTCTATAGGCAAAACCTTGATGAATTTTTATCAAGATGAGTTCTTCAAGATTTTTGAAATCAAGCCGGATATGAATTATGGCAGGGACGGAAAAATTCTACAGAGTTTAGCGGGAAAACATGGGGAGACAAAATTGAAAGAATTAATCATTAAATTTTTATCAAGCACAGATCAGTGGGTATCTGCAACTGATAGATCGGTGACGGTATTTAAAAGCCAGGTGCAAAAGTTATTACTTGGTAAGGGTGTGGCAAAAATGAATCCACAGCTTGCGGGTTACTGATATGAAAAAAACCTTTCAAGATTTTGGCATCAAAGTTACCCGATCATCGGGGCAAGAAAAAGTTACCTGTCCTGATTGTTCACATACCCGATCTAAGAAATCAGATCGTTGCCTGTCAGTCGATATTGATAATGGGCAATGGCACTGCCACCATTGTCAGTGGGTAGGCGGCCTTGGTTATGATCGTGTAGATGGATATTCACAAACTCCAAAGGTTTACACAAAGCCAACCTATACAAAACCAGCATTACCCGATTCAGCATTAACTTTTCTTTTAGGCGAAAGAAAATTAACACCCACAATTTTAGAACGCAACAAGATTGGGTTTAAAGATGGCTGGATTCAATTTCCGTATTACAAAAATGGAGAGGTGATTAATGTCAAATCACGGAATGGTAAAAAAGATTTTAGACAGATTCAGGGATGTGAAAAAACGGTGTACAAATTCGATGATATTCAGGCAACCACAATTATTTGCGAGGGTGAACTTGATGCGTTGTCGTGTGACGTTGCTACGGGCCAGAATAACGCAATATCGGTTCCTGATGGGGCCAAGGGATTCACTTTTTTTCAGAGCGTTGAGAAAGCCTTTGAGGGCGTTGAGCGACTACTGATTTGTGTTGATAACGATGAGCCTGGAAAAGAACTTGAAGTAGAAATTTTAAAGCGTGTTGGTTCTCATAAATGTTTACGAGTTGTTTTGCCGGATGGAATCAAAGATGCAAATCAGTGTCTAGCTGAACATGGGGCAGAGATGTTGCGGGTGTGCCTTGATAACCCAATTCCATACCCAGTTGATGGTGTTTTTTATATGGGTGATGTGGATTTATCTAGTTACTACGAGAAAGGCGATCAAGAGGGCATCAGTACTGGCTACAAAAACATTGACCCATTTTTTAAATTAGAACGGGATGCAGGTCAGTTGATTACTGTTACCGGGATACCTGGGCATGGTAAATCAGAATTTGTCGATCAGATAATTGTTAACTCCGCAAATAATCATGGTTGGAAGTGGGGCGTATTCTCTCCTGAGAATTTCCCGCTTGAATATCATTGCTCAAAGCTGGCTGAAAAATTAATAGGGAAGCCGTTTAAAAAAGGGTACACGAATCAAGAGGGTGAGTTTGTTGATTACAAAAACCGCATGGATAAGTCTGAAATGCGGGAAGCCCAGGCATGGTTGCACGATCATGTTTATGCGGTGCTACCACCAGAGGATGATATTAGCATTGAGGCAATTATTAGTATTTTAAAATCCCTTGTTTTTGCACATGGGATTCGTGCGGCTGTAATTGATCCCTGGAATGAAATTAATAGTATTGATGCAAGAGGAAACACTCCAGATCATGAGTGGATCGGGGTGCAGCTAACCAAGCTAAGAAGGTTTGCAAGAAATCATTGTGTAACAATTTTTGTTGTTGCCCATCCTACCAAGATGCAAAAAAATGAGGATGGTTCTTATCCTCCGCCAAATGCCTATGACATTAAAGGTAGCTCCACTTGGCGAGATAAAAACGATTCGATTTTATGCGTACACCGCAACGGGTTGGCGCAAGACCCTCCCGATTATTCAGTTCAAATTCATTGTTCAAAAGTGAAAAAGAAATTTCTAGGCCAGCCCGGTATGGGACTTCTTCAGTATGACTTCCCTACGGGGAGGTATTCAGATTGATAGCTATCAAATCAAAATTGGGATACGACAAAATTTATTCAGAAAAGTTACAAGAGAATATTTATTTTATTAAGCATAGAGGTGTTCAGGTTCCAGATGCGACTTTAGCAAAATATCTACCTAGAGAAATTTCATTGATAGGCAAGGTTGAGCTTGATGAATTGCGTTTGATTAACGATGCGAAAAAACTATTCAACGGGATGTTGATTAAATAAAGGAAAAATTTTATGTTCGAGGTAAGAGTTTACAGGCCAGATCAAAGCGGGGCAGAGGTGTTGCACCAGGTCATTAGCCGGGAAAAGATGATTGCGGATCGGGATGCTATCGAATACGGACAGGTGATGATCCAGCAGTTTAAGAAACGGTCGCAACTGCACACCTCCACCTGTAAGTATTGCAAGAAGACGTTTCAATCAACCAACAAGGGCCAGAAGTTTTGCACTACTAAAATTATGCTGAGAAATGAAAGCTGCACTTATCTTTTTAATAAAGATAAAAACAAAAAACCATTGAAACAAAAAGTGTGTATTTGTTGCTCAAAACCATTCTCCACAAGATTAGGTCCGCAAATGTTTTGCGGTGATCCATGCACCTATCACAGTATGCCAGTTAAAAGGCAGAAGTGCGTTTGTGGCGGAGAATTTAGAACACACAGAAGTGACATTCACTCATGTGCGAGTTGCAGAGGTGTAGATAAGAAGTATGAAAGTTTTAAAGATGGAGGCGCAAGTAATGCGGTAATTGCTTATGAGTGAACATCAAGAGCAAGTGAATCTATTTGATTGGGCAAGGAAATTGGAAGGGAGACACCCACAATTGAGATGGATGTTTAGTATCCCAAATGGCGGCAAGCGGAAAAATGGGTGGTGGGAAAAGGCCGAAGGTTTAAAGAAAGGTGTGCATGACATTTTCCTGCCAGTTGTTCGTGAAACATATGATGGGGATATGGTTCCAGGTCTTTTTATTGAAATGAAGTTTGGCAAGAACAAACTCACCAAGGAGCAGATAGAGTTTAAAACTGCAATGGATGCGGAGGGTTATAAGACTGCAACTTGCAGAGAATGGGGAGATGCCCAAAAAGTAATTATTGCCTATTTGGGGTTGGAAGAAAGTTGATTATTGAATTGGATGAAACTGAGCAAGTTATAGCTAAACATTTGGCGGGGCGTAGGCACAATAACAATAGGGAAAGAGGGGTTGTGGATAGGCAGATGGGGCCGCAGTCTTCGGTTGCAACAGACCTTAATGGGATTGGTGCGGAGATGGTTTTCGCTAAAATTTTTAATGTTTACCCAGACTTGGGGGATCGTCCCGGCAAGGAAGATGGCACAACATCAAAGGGATCAACATACGATGTTAAAACGACAAAGTATAAAAACGGTAGATTATTGGCTGTTTTGAACAAGAGAAAAGAAGATTGCGAGTTTTATGTCCTGATGATTGGAGAATTTCCAAGGTACACAATTACAGGATACGCTTCAGCCAAAGAGCTTCTTTCGGGTAAATACATTGATGACCTTGGATACGGCAAAGGTCATGCGATGAAGCAGACAGAGCCAGCATTTGTAAGATTTAAGGATATTGGTATCCGATGACTTACTGCAAAGAAAATTGTGCTACAGGTTTGAAAAGTGAAGGCTAACAATATTGTGATACAATCCAATTCTGTTACAGGACGGCTTGACCAGCTTTTAAGTGGGGAGAGCAAAATAATGTCCAGGAAGCTAAAAACTTTATTGGAGGGGTTGAGAAGTGAACTTGAGCAGAGGAGTGTTCGCAAGAACGTCAAAATCCTTACGCTCATTAAAAGGTACAGGCCAACGGCAAGTGAGAGAGAACGGTCAGCAATACGTTGCCATATTCTCCCGGCAATTGGAAAGCTGACAGTGGCTCAAGTTAATGTTGATGATTTTATTAGCTCTCACATAGACAAGCCAGTTTCTTCTGCAAAGAAAATTCTGAAATGTTTTGAACGAATCATGCAACAGCATGAGCCTACTTTTATCTTGCCAAAGGTGAAGTACAAGAACAGAGGAAAACTATGGTCTGCGGATCAGATATTGGAGGAGAGCCAAATTCTGAATGTTATCTACAATTATGTAATGCCAGAGTATCAAGTGCCATGTTTGATTGCGGCATACTCAGGATTGAGGTTGAAGAATGTTCTTGAGTTAAAGCGATCTGAGATTGATTTCTCTGGTAACTGGATTAACGTAAAGCAGAGCAAGACTAAGAAACCTTTACAGGTTCCAATTAGCGGAAAGCTGAAAAAGGTTTTAAAGTCGATAAAGGTTTGGCCTGTTGCTGAAGATGGTTCTTTGTTTGACTTCAATTCAAAGAATGTAAGCGTCCAGGTTGGAAGAGCTTTTAACCGGGCTGGCCTACGAGAACACAGTTTCCATTCTTTCCGGCATTGGTTTGCTTGTCACGCAATCAATAGCGGGGTGGGACTTGAAACGGTTCGAGATTTACTAGGTCATTCAGATTTTAGAAGCACTCTAATCTATGCACGGGTGAAGCGAGAAAAGTTGCAAGAAGCAGTTATGGAAGCATTTAAGTAGTACTTTTTGGCCGTGGGTATTTTTGACACCCCTGTAAGTCGTTGATTTTAAATAGCCCCAAGGGGAATCGAACCCCTGTTTCCGGCGTGAGAGGCCGTCAACTTTGGTCTGGCTGATCCTGTAACAAGCTATAAAATCAATGAGATACAGGCGGTGTCAAAAATATGACGGCCCATTTTAAGGGGCTTTTCCTGACATGGTACTTAAAGAGTGGATCAAATCTAATTTTGAGAGAATTTTTAAAGGTTTACAGATTTCAACGTATGAGCATCAGCTTCATATAGTTGGAACTTGCGGTTCATGTAGATACTGGAACTGCGAGCCTGGAAAAGAAAATACCCGTTGGTGCGAAGATTATGAGTCAGATCAGACTTGCACTGAATGGGTAGGTGACTGCCAATAAAATCACCGAAGAGAACTGATAACCCCCAAGTAAAACCCCCCGCCTTACTTGATAACATGATTACCATTCCCGTTGATAAGCCTACAGAGCTAAATCAATGTGGCAATTTGAGTATCGTTTATCCACCTCAATACACTAGGAAAAATAGCAGGGGGCAATAATGCCCAAATAGAACATAACAATTTAAAGGGAGCGTCTTTATAGTTTAAATACTTATTACCATAAAAATCAAATACTTCATGTTTTAACCCAGGCAACGGGTTCATCTACACCTGACAGGGCAGGGTGGAATAGTTGCCAGCCCTATTTATTTATCTAAGGAAGGGGAGAAAGTTCTATGAGTGATAAACAAACTTGATGAGCGTTTAAAAGAGTACGCTACAGAAACTCAGTGCAAATATATTGATGCAGTAAACCAGTACGGATCGGAACGCAAAGCGGCAAATGCTTTGGGTGTTGCCAAGTCAACTATTCACTACGCTATTATTGCCGCAAAGAAACGTGCCGCTAAACAAGGGTATGCACCCGCCAATGATTTAACCCATCCAGTTCCACAATCCCATTACGCCAAAGGTATCTCTACACTTTACGGTGAACATGGAGAGGTCAAAGCCCAATGGGTAAAATCACAAGTTAAGGCAGAGGATTTAAGAGAAACAGCAGAACATATTGTTGATTCTTTGACAATTGAGCCTCAGAAACCAATCCCACCACCAGAACATTGTGATAGTGATTGGCTCACCGTTTTCCCCCTGGGCGATCCTCATATTGGACTCTATGCGTGGGGTCTTGAGACATTGGATGCTGATTTTGATTGTGAGATTGCAGAACGTAATTTATGCACCGCAATTGATAATCTTGTTTCCACTTCAATGACAACTGAGAAATGTTTGATCGCCAATCTTGGTGATTTCTTCCATGCAGATAATCAGGCTGGCACAACTGCAAGAAGTGGAAACCAGCTTGATGTGGACACCAGAAAGCAGAGGGTGACACAGATTGGCGTGAGAATAATGAAATATCTCATTGATGCCTGCCTAAAAAAATTCAAGCACGTTACTGTCATAAATGAGGTAGGCAACCATGATGATGAAATGAGCTTTGTGTTGTCGTTGGTGTTGGATGGTATTTATTTGCATGAACCTAGAGTTGAGATTGATTTATCCCCTTCCAGTTATCACTATTATCGATTTGGCAAAGTCTTAATTGGTGTCACGCATGGATACCAATGCAAGCCCGATAAGTTAGGGCAGATCATGGCAAATGATCGGAAAGAGGACTGGGGTGAAACAGATTTCCATTACTGGCTCATCGGTCATGTTCATCACATAAGCAGAAAAGAAGTCCCCGGTTGTGTCATTGAGTCGTTCAGAACCTTGGCCCCCAAGGATGCTTGGCACTCAGCGAGTGGGTATCGTTCTGGCAGGGATATGTTGAGAATTACATACAAATTTGATGCGGGTGAAAAGATCAGGGAAACATTAGGCATTAAAGAAATTGCAAACCTTAATAGGAAAAATTAAATGAAAAAAAAACTAAACGATCAATGGCTGGGAGGAAGTACGGATATTAGGCCGTCTTACTATGCCAAGTACCCAATAGACCCCTGGACTTTTATTATTAAGAATCAGTTGGGCATGGATGTTGGGAGCGTCATTAAGTACGTTGTCCGCCATCAAGATAAGAATGGTGTTGAGGATTTAAACAAGGCTATCAAATGTTTGGAAATGATGAAGGAGTATTACTACGGTGAAAAGCTAGAAGAAAAAGAGGTTTGCCTGGAGGATATTTCTAGGACTTATCACAAGAATTTTAATCCAGAGGCATTGGAGCCAAAGAATGAACAGAAAGCAAGTTAAGGATTTTCTTAAAAGTTTAAAGAAGCTCGATCCCATAATTATTGAGTGGGTAGATGCAGAGGGTGATCCATCTGGAGGCTGGCAAGATTTAAATGCACCGATGACTGAATCCCATGTTACTGCAAAAACAGTTGGCTTTTATTTAGGCCATAGCAAAACTTTATTAAGGACTTTCTCTGATATTGATTTGAGCAATGGTACAGGGAATATGAGAAATGATATTCAGTTGTCCAATGTCAAAAGTGTGAAGGTATTAAATGTTTTGGATTGAAACTTTCTTGAGTGTCCTGACTTTGGTTGCAATGTTTTTATTAAGAGATAAGCACAGGTACGCTCCAATATTGGGGGTATCGGCAAATACTTGTTGGGTTATAAATTGGGTTTTTATAACTCATCAATATGGATATTTATTCTTAGATGCAGGGATCGCATTTATCTATTGGGATACTTTGTGCAAACAATTGAGAGGTGAGTGGTGAACAGAATACCTTTGGATATTGATGCTGTTGGCATAGCTCAACGGCTAAAAGATTTAAATGCTGGGAGTATGCCCTGGGAGAGTAGGAGCAATGATTTCCCATTCTATACATTGGGTAAGTCAGCATATTTAGATGGGAATACTATTGGGTATTACCACTCTGCAAAAGAGATCAACCCAGTTTTATTCCAGACGTTCAATGATCTTTATCAAGAAGTGTCTGGCAAG